CCACAATGCCTCACTGTCACTCGTAAAACCATGTCTGATGTCGTAGCTTCGAAACCTCCATCAAAGAGGAAGCTATACTCATGTGCAATGTTATCTTATTATAAGACGCAGACTCTTTCACACAAAGACCTAAAATTCAAAATGTTTGTCAAGAACGAACGCACTAAGAATTTAGCCAAGCCCCCACGTGCCATCCAGGCCGCCACACCAAAATACAACTTACTCCTCCAGACCTATTTACAACCAATCGAGAAAGCCTTTCTCAATGTCGGCTATGATCGTGTTATGACAACCAAAGGCATGACTCAGTTGCAGCAGGGTCGTTTTCTCCGAAATATCTGGGAAACATTTGACGATCCCGTTGCTGTTTTGGCCGACCACAATCGTTATGACTCTCGATTACACACCATATGGTTAGAGGAAGAATTTCGTTATTACTGTGACCACTATCCCGGAGACCAACAGTTGAGAGACCTCCTGAATGTCCAACTCCATATTAGTGGTATGTCAGCTCATGGCATCAGTTATGAATGTGATGGTTCCAGAGGATCTGGTGTCCCGAATACATCACATGGCAATGGCCAGTCTAACATGGCCAAGTTGCTCCACTGGTGCAGAATTAACGGATTCATTACGAAACGTATTGTTGTAAATGGTGACGACTCAATAATATTCACTGAGCGGCGCTTTCTCATCGATGGCAAACCTAAGTACAATTTTGACATGTATGGCTTTAAAACCACTTACTCGATAGTTGATGAATTTGAATCCATCGAGTATTGTCAAACTAGCCCTGTCAAAACTATCAATGGTTGGCTTATGGTGCGCTCCCCACAACGCGTTCTTGACCACTCAACAACATGCATTAACTCTGATTATAAAACCGTTGCGTCATTGTGTGCATGGCTACATTCCGTAGGATTGTGTGAAAAGTCATTAAACATGGGAGTTCCATTATTGTCTGCGTTTGCTGATTATCTCATTAGCCTCTCAAATCATGAAGTTACCATTCAGGATGGTCATGCTTATGAAGCAATTAAAATGCGACAGAAGCACGTCAACCTCCTGGATGATATTACTTCAGATGCACGTCTTAGTTTTTACCGTGCATTTGGCATTGATCCAACAACGCAACGATATTATGAAGAGTTGTTTGCCACCTTGTCAACGCG